GTGCCTCAAGAATACCATTATGTATTTGACAGCATAGTTCCAATACCTTTTGGTGATCACGCAAAAAATAGTGAATGGAAAGTTGAGAACAGATGGAAGGCCTATCATGCCAGCCCATATGATAAAACTATTTTGCTTGATGCTGATATGTTGATATTTTCAGATCTAGCAAAACTGTGGCGGCATTTAGAAGATAAAACTATTTTCTTTACTAGTACAGTAAAAAATTTTAAGGGCCAACTGATCACAGATACTGTTTACAGAAAAACATTTATAGAAAATGATCTACCTAATTTGTATTCTGGCCTGTGTTATTTTGAAAAACGTGAAAGAAGTCTAGAATTTTGGAAATTGGTTGAATATATCACGTATAATTGGGAACGTTTTTATTATGAATTTAGTCCTAAACAGATGCAAAAATTTTATAGTTTAGACGTCACGGTAAGTATTGCTGCTAAAATTTTGGACATAGATAATATCACAGACGACAGTGGTATATGTTCTTTTACCCACATGAAGTCTCAAATTCAAAACACAATAGTAAACAATTTAGACTGGACGAAATGTTTCAAACTCGAGATTTGTGATGAGGAAACCATATTAATTAATAATGTTAGGCAAACAGGAATATTGCACTATATTCAAAATAATTTTTTAGAAGAGTTTATTCATGCTTGCTGATAAAGATGACACAGTTTTAACACAGGAAGAGATAGACAAATATCTGGCATTGACTAATACAAAGGTCAAATATAAAGTTTATTATGACACAGCTCTTGGGCATATTCTGGCCATTACTAATGAAATAGATCAACGTTATACTTCATTTGTAGAATTTACAGAAATAGAAGTTGCAGATTTTTTATCCGGGCAGAAAGATTTTTCGAAATGTAAAATTATCTATGATAAATCTATGCAGCCTCAAATAGTTGAGCCACAATTATTTGCGGATATATTAGATCCTTTTATAAAAATTAATCAAGGTAATACTAACAGTTCTATAGTAATTGAAAATTATACACAGGAATACAAATGGGGAATTAAGATTGATGAAAGTGAAAGAAAATCTATCAAAAAACATGAGATTAATACTAGGCTAGATTTCTACGTAACGATTAAAAATAATTCAAGTCTGTTAGTTAGGACATTGTCAGTAGACTTATTAAGTCTGGCCAACGAGCGGAGACTTTTTATTCCTTATAATGATAAACTAGAGGCAAAGGATAATTTTTTATCAATATACACTAACAAGTTTTTCCCCACATACAGTAGGATTAAATTATGACAAAATATAAAATAGTTGATTATGACATAATTTACCTAAGTTACGACGAACCAAATGCGGAAAAAAATTACGCAGATCTTTTACATAAAGTTCCATGGGCCAAACGTGTACATGGTGTAAAAGGCAGTGACAGCGCACACAAAGCCTGTGCTAATCTCAGCGAGACAGATAAGTTTATAACGGTTGACGGCGATAATATTATAAGAGAGGATTTTCTAAATCAAGAGTTAGATTTCGATGAACACAAAGATCTGTCAAAATGTGTTATTAGTTGGGCTGGATATAATATCATTAATGGTTTGATGTATGGCAACGGCGGCTTAAAACTCTGGCCAAAAGAATATGTACTTAATATGAGGACCCATGAAAACGCACCCGCGGATGATCCTAATGCGCAAGTAGATTTTTGTTGGGATGCCGAATACATACAGATGAATGCGTGTTTTAGTGACGTCTACAATAATGCCACTCCTTATCAGGCGTGGAGAGCAGGTTTTAGAGAAGGTGTAAAGATGAGCCTCGAGCGTGGGGTAAAAGTATCACAAGATAGTTTTCACAGAGTGATTCATTGGAAAAATATGAATAGATTGCTAGTATGGATGAATGTTGGCGCCGATAGTAATAATGGAGTATGGGCAATTTTAGGCGCAAGGCATGGCTGTCACAAAACTAATTTTGATGACAACTGGGACTACCGACAAGTAAGAGATTTTGATCATTTAAACATGATTTGGGACGAACTGCAACATTCATGCAAAAATGAAGCACAGTGTAAAGAGAAAGCCGAATACTTTGGTAAGGACTTGCAAAATCGATTAGGAATACCTTTATCTGTTTTAGACGAAGATGCTAGTAGATTTTTCAAAAAAGTCCATACAGATAACACACGCTTAAACATCAAAATATTAGACAAGGAATGAACAAAATTTTAGATAGTAACAATTCCGTTGATAAAAAAGAATTATTAAATAATTTTCCCAATGCTAAAATGGTGGCTGATTTAATTTTTTCCGCTTCCTCTGTTCCTTATGATGTATTTTTCTTAAGTTACGGTGAGTTAATTGCAGAAGAAATGTATAAAAAATTACAAGAGCATTGTCCAAGAGTGAAAAGAATAAAAGATGTGCCAGGTATATATAATGCACATAAAGCCGCTGCCCTAGATAGTAACACGCCTTTTTTTTACGTAGTTGACGCTGATGTAGAAGTATTTGAATCATTTAATTTTGATCACATCGTTCAACCTTACGAATTTGATATGATTACTATATGGCACTGTAAGAATAGTGTTAATGATCTAGAATACGGCAACGGAGGAATAAAATTATTTCCAAGATTCCTCTTTGGTGTCGACCGTATTAATGCCGTAGATATCACAACTAGTCTTAGCAAAACATTGCGTGTGGTGCCAGAGTTATGCGGTATACATCATATTAATTTTACACCATTCAATACATGGCGTAGTGCGTTTAGAGAAGGGGTAAAATTACAAATGGATGTAATTGATAACGGTAGTCAAGAATCTGAGGACAGGCTTCGTGTATGGACATCAAAGGGTGTAAGTAAAAAATATGGATCATATGCCATACTAGGTGCCAAAGAAGGAAAAAAATATGCCTTACAGCATTTAAAGGACTCTAAGGCACTAATGGCAATTAATGATACGGGATTCTTATACGAAAAATTTCTGCAGTTTTTTCCTAACATCAAGCACTTAAAATTGTAGACGCAAGTGGAAATACTTCACTAATAACTTTGGCACATTCTTTAGCTATCAGTTGATGTTCTTTTTGGGTACCATTGCCTGATCTTAGTTCTATAAAATGGATCCATGACCTAAGTGTGCCATTCATATAAAGTTTGCTTTCTGTTAGGCCTTCTGGCAGGACAGCTCTGGCCTGTTCCTTAGCTATACCAACACTTATCGCCCATTGGTACGCTTCTTTACATTCTTCAATAACTCGATTTTGCCTTTGTTCCCAAAATGTTTTTAATTGTAGATCGTCTGTTGACACACTATTTTGGCGATTTTTTAAATCTTGTAATCTTGCTTCACGAACAACAAACTGTAGGTCTTGAGTTGGGTCAGCATAACGTTGACTGAACTCTTGAAAACTAAAACTGCGATGTCTCAGTATTTGTCTAGCAATATCTCTAGTCGTCACAATTTCTAAACAGGCATTTACCATTTCTAGCGGAGACCAGTGTTGATTTTTAATCAAATACTTAATAAGTTTTTCGCTTGTTTCTGTGTTTAGTTGATTAGATGGATTACTTACTCTTGCGCAGTAGGCAACTAAGTCTTGCGCATTGTCTAAACCTACCTGTAAAAATTCAGCAGCGGGTTGGCTGTAACTAATTAATTTTACTTTCATAGGTGTCTTTTCTTTAAAAATTTGCCTGTGATTTTACTAATATCTTTTTTAATCCTATCGGTATCTAATTTAAAGTCAATCTGATCAATAGAATTTTGATAGCTAGAGAAAAACTCCGCAAGTTCATTCTCTATCTTTGCTAGATTATCTTTTTTAATTTTTGAGTAGACAGGAATACGCCAAGACTTTCCGTCTTTAAAAGTTACAACTAAACAGTCTAGATATTTAAGTGGAATTACCTTAAGATTAATTTCCCCAAAAACTTCTGGCCAATGTTTTATAACTTCTTTTGGCAGAGCTTTTTTCGATATCACTGGGCTTTAGTGTTTAGGTCAACGGCCATTTTCCTCAACTTGGCTGCTTCTTTGTAGAGCCTATCGGCTTCACTTCTATAGTGCCTAGCACGTTCTTCAACGGTCATATTTTCCTCATTTTTTGGAGGACTGATATCATTGACTGTGGCCACTTCTTTTATTTCAACGTTCGGTGTTGTCTGCGGCTTCAGATGTAAATCATCGATAGCAACCCCACGTTGTTCAGCGATTAATTGATTTAATTCATCTAAACTAATTTTATCTGTTAGTGTAGGAACCATCTCTACGTCGCTAGTCGGTACTTTAACCATTTTACCCTGGGTGTGCAGTGCCGATAACATAATAGATCCGTCGGGAAAATTACTGCGGCTTAATACCTCAGCAAACTCATAACTTTCTTGCGCGGCACTTGATTCAACTAACTGTATCAGTGCATCATGGTAACTATCAGGTAAGTTTTCTGTAGGAATAATCACAGCATGATAAGCATCGCCAGGTAATGTCCTGTATGCCACCAAACATTTTTTGCCATTTGCTTTTACTCGTCCAACGTGTTTGAGATCAACCATTTGTTTGCCCCTTTTGTGCTCCGTTTAAGAAAGTCACTAATTTGTTATAAGTTTGCCCAACTAGAACCATTTCGCTAGGTTTAAAAGCCCCTCGGGTGCTGGCAACGTCAATGATCATTTTCATGGCGTTAAGATCACTTAAATTTAGATCGGCCTCGGATGGAGGCGACGCGGCTGCCTGCGTACTTTCCACCGGGTCATTTTCTTTAGTATCGGACATATTTTTCTCCTTTAATGTAATTTATCTAAAAGAAATGTAAGGACAGGCAAGTTTGAAGAAGCTTAATTCCTTTTCAACTTCGAATCCAATTTTAACAACATATTCTATTGTGTTATTATATAGGTCTACCCCAGAGCCTAAAAAATAGCGCCCTTTTAAATTGGCATAAATCCAATCATTTAATTGTGTGCTGTTAGATGCGGATGCTTGACTTGTGTAATAAAAGTGAACTGCCGGAACCTGCACTCGCCTAAGATTAAGTACATTAAGAGGATTTACTTTGACTTTCATTTGTAACCAATTATCATAAATCTTTTGTATGATTTATTTTTGCCTTTAAGTTCTAACTCCGAACACGTCAGCGTTTTTGCTAAAATAAATTTATCAGAAAACTGATCAAGAGTTTCGATCAAAACTGTTTCTTGGTCATCATGCCTAAGGTTAGTGCCCTGCAATAGCACTAAAGTGCCCGCAGTAATGTTTTTAAACCATTCCATTGAATGGAAATGCTCGGTGCTGGTATTGATTACACAATTGATTTTTTCGTGTTCAAAAATAAATTGATTGGCATCGGAAGGATAAGATCTAAATTCCCATGCGTTCATTTCCCATGTATTGTTTAAGTGATTGGCAATATAGCATGCCGCCGAATCAAGGTCAATAGATCTACAATATGTAATGGCAATATTATTTCTAACCCTTAAAATAAAATGTAAAAGAGAATACCAACCTCCTACGATTACCATCTGTAGACAGTTGATATTTTCTTTAAGACAAATTTTTTCTAATTCTTCAGCAGCCCATATTTTGCTTTCTATTTGGCCTGCAGAAAAGGCATCGACATCAACTTTTACTAAATTCATCGTAGTATGCAACAGTACCAAATGGTGGTACAATTGAATCATTGCCGTGTATGACAAATACAGTGTCGCAGTAGCTTTCATCACCCCAACTACCACAAGGATAACCATCGGTGAACATGATAAATTTCTTAGGGGTTATATCTTCTTTTTTCATGTAGTCCCAATTGGCATCAAAATCTGTGCCGCCGCCACCTGTGACTTTGTAGTCTAAAAGATCGGTACCGCTGTGGGAATCAAAATCTTCTTCATTATACACAGCAGTATCAAAACACCACAATTTAATTTTGAAATCCTTGAATTCTTCCATGATGTTTTTAATTTCACCAATGAAATCTTTAGCCTGCACATCCGTAATAGAACCACTCATGTCCAATCCTACACAAACATCAATGGTATCTAAATAGTTCATTCCAGGAAGAATAGCATTGGTATGCCACCCTTTGCGACTTGGGCGTTGAAACGTATAGTCGTTTTTAATAGTGCTTTGAATTTGCTGGCGAATGATTTGCCGCCAATTCATTTTAGGCTCAGTCATATCGCGAATCATACGCTCTACACCGGCAGGTATATTACCCGCGCCCGAGGCACTGGCCGCTTGCATTACGGCATCTTTGATCTCATCACGTATTTTCTTCAATTCATCTTTTGAATATTGTGGACGATTACCTTGACCTTTTTTATCACCGCCCCCGTCTTCCCAGTCAATATGTTCATCTAATAATTGCCCTAACAGAGAGAGCGCCTGCTCATCCATGTCCTCGAAAATTTCATCATATATCTGCTCGGCA